ATCAAGAGGTCACCTGGTATGCTCCTAAACTCAAAAATGGTCAGATGCTGTGTGTGCCAATAGGCACAGAGGCCAAACCCGAGTGTGTGTATTTTGTCAAAGACATCAGCAGGAACTGCGAAGTGTTGGACTACGACAAGGCCTGGTAGTGGACAAGCTCAGTATCAACAACGAAATGGCCATGTTTGATCGTAAGGATCGAACTTTTTACGATAGCCTCACTGTTGACGAACGCAAAAAGTTCAGCAACTTCCTTATGATCCGCTATGGATCAAGTGTACAAGGTGGCAGAGACCTGCAAGAGTTTTATCTCATAGCAACCAATGAGCGACTCAATAAACATTTTTTTACTATCAATCGACATCCAAAACTACAATGGTTATGTGCTACCACAGTCAGTCCTGGCATGGGCACACAACGTCACGCCTGGATCGCTCCCAAGAAAAAAGAACCTGGCGCAGGCAGCATTAAAAAACAACTGTCAGAATTGTTTCCGCATCTCAAAGACGACGAGCTAGAAGTCATGGCCGAAATCAATACCAAAAAAGACATAGATGCCTATGTCAAAGCTCTGGGTCGTGAAAAGTAATGTACGAATGTAGGTATTGCAAACGAAGTTTTGCAAAAGAAACCAGCCTGGCCGTACACATGTGCGAACCCAAACGGCGATTCCAAGAACAGGACGAGCGTGGAGTACAGCTGGGCCTGCAGGCCTACTTGAAGTTCTATGAAATGTCGCAGGGCAGTGCCCGGTTAAAAACATTTGAAGACTTTGCGGCCAGTCCGTACTATCGTGCCTTTGTGAAATTTGGTAGATACTGCGTGGATACCCGGGCTGTTAATCCGGCTAGATTCATGGAATGGTTGCTCAAACACAACAAGAAGATTGACCACTGGGGCCGAGATACCATGTACACCGAATACTTGGTAGACTACCTGCGTGTAGAGAATGTGAATGATGCCTTGGCTCGTGCCATGGAGTTTGCCATAGATTGGTCTGAACAGACAGGCAATCCTGCCGAGGACTGCTTGCGTTACGGCAATACCAACGCCATGGTTTATGCTGTGACCACCGGTCGCATCAGCGCCTGGATAGTGTATAATTGTGAAAGCGGACAACGGTTCCTGGGCGAATTAGATGCCAGCCAGATAGCCATGATCTGGTCCTACATAGATAGTGAAGTGTGGATGAAAAAGTTCTCAGACTATGTGGCTGATCAGGAATATGTGAGAGAAATGTTACAGAAAGCAGGTTGGTAATGAGTGCAGACATTGATATAGACTTGGCCGATAGAGATCAGTTACTGAAATTGATCAAAGCCACACCAGCACGTCAACTACACCAAGGACAGGCCAGACGTCATAACAGCGGAGTATATGTCACAGATATACCTGTAGATCCTGTCAATGCCTGTGCGGCCATAGACTATGAAACAGCCGAACAACTGGGTTACTTCAAAATAGATCTATTGAACATGTCAGTGTATCAGTTGATCCAAAGTCCTGAGCATTACAAACAAGTTTTGGATCAGGATCCACCCTGGTCCAGATTGTGGACCGACCCTGAGTGGTCCGCTCAATTGGTGCACATTGGTAACTACACAGAGTTGCTTCGATCAATGCGGCCCGACAGTATTCCTAGGATGGCAGCATTTATCAGTATTATTCGCCCAGGCAAGGCGCACTTGCAAAACCAACCTTGGGACCAAGTATTTCGATCTGTTTGGGATGGCGACAACAGCCGAGGATTTGTGTTCAAGCAAAGCCATGCGATTTCTTATGCGGCCCTGGTAGCTCTGCACATGAATCTAATCAACACGCCGGACTAAAGTAATTGATTTTCTCTTGCTTTTTTTACGGGCCATTTCACTGAGACTGCAAACCGGACCATGCAAGATTTGCAGGTCCTTGTTGACAAAAGTACGCAAACACATACGGAACGGATCCCACTCTGATTTCAAGAATATGTTTATGGGTATGCTACGGTTTGATTCCCACCACCAAATATTGGCCAATTCTAAAAAACGTCGTTTGCTTGTTAGATCTTGTATGTTTCCAAAGTCGTAGATCGTGGTAATTGAATCATCTTGATTTTGTATAATGCCCACGTATTCTGTGCTGGCGTACACGCACAGGGTTATAAATGGATATTTTTCCGCTAGTTGTTTGAATATATCATTGGCCATCTAGGATATTTATAACCAATTTCCATCACGGTTGCACAATCGCTAAATAGCATGTATGTATTCAACCACCGCTTATCTGTACCAGCAACGCACTCGAGTCCTACTCCTGGACACCAGCGACGGTTCTACATTCACATATAGGTGGGATCCTGTGTACGCTAAAAAACTAACAATTAACAAAGGTGTTGACAATGTGATTTTGTTTGAATTTATCAATCAAGATCAAAAACCTGTCAATATCACCGGTAGCACATTTGTGTTTCGTGCAATCAGCCAGGCCGGCAACAAAATTCTTGTAGAACAACCCTTGGTAACACTGAACGCTGCCACAGGCCGTGCCAAAGTTACTCTGACCACAGACCAGTTGTTGACAGTACAAGCACAACCTGCCAGCTACAGTTTGGCTCGCACACAAACAGGCGGACTCACGGAAGCAGTATTTGTAGACGCACAAGCCGGTGCGAGAGCTCCAGTAGATATTGTCAATTCAGTGTTGCCTGAATTCGTACCTAGCGCCGAACTCACAATTCCCACAGTAGAGGTTTCCAATGAAATCAACTATGATGGAGCTGGGTACAACAATTTTCCTGGCGGAAATCCTTACTGGTCCGGCAATCCAACTGGTGCAGGCGGCGGCTATCCAGGTTTGTGGAACACAGAATATTTCAGTAGTTTTATCGAACCACGCGGTCCGGTAACCACCATACAGATGGACCTGATTGGCTATACCGGAACCATCAAGGCACAGGCTGCAGAAAACTATCAAAGTATCTGGTACAATGTCACCGAGTCAACCACCTACCTAAACGAAACCAGAACCATACACATGAACATTATTGGATGGCATCCTCTATTGAAATTGTGTTTTAACAATTCAATTTTTGCCACACCCGAGCCACCAGGAACACCGGCCATAGCCTATGCTTTTTGCACAGATGGTGTTGTGACCAGTATCACAGTGGCCAACGGTGGAAGTGGCTATTTGGCTCCACCCACAGTCAGCATTTTGGGCAATGGTGCTGGCGCCACAGCCGAAGCCATAATCAGTTCAAGCGGAGTGGTTGAAGAAATCATTATTACCAATGGCGGATCGGGTTATTGGCCTGTGCCAGCAGCCGGAGTCAATGTGAATGCCTATCCGGTACCACCACAAAACCAAGGCGCCATAGTACTAATTTCCACAGGCTTTGTGGTAAATCTACTTTACCGTTAGTCTCAATCAGCATTGATCTAAATCAAAAATCATGTTATAATACAACATGATTGATGTCTTGTCCTATCTACCTGCACGACGCAAGCCCAGTGCGTCTGGCTGGATCAGTTTCAACGCACCCTGTTGTGAGCACAATGGCGAAAGCCGAGATCGACGCAGTAGGGGCGGCATCAAAACTTCGGATGCGGGCTGGAGCTATCACTGTTTCAACTGTGGATTTACTGCCAGCTTTATCCTGGGTCGCACACTCACATTCAAAGCACGTAAGTTATTGAGTTGGATGAATGTGCCACAGGAAGAAATAGAACGCATAAATCTTGAAAGTTTAAAACACAAAAGCATTGAAGGACTGTTAGGTGAGCGACAAGAAGTAATGCAACGTTTACAATCGATTGAGTTTGAAGACTGTCTCTTGCCCGCCGACACACAACCGTTGAATGAACAAGCCGAAGAGTATCTGCGTAAAAGATGTGCGCCACCGGATTATCCATTCTTGTATAAAACAATGCCACGCCCGGGCATTGTGATTCCGTTTACGCATGACAATCAAGTGGTAGGGCATACAACAAGATTTTTAGATGATCGCACACCCAAGTATATCCAAGACATACAGCATGGATATGTGTTTGGCACAGACTTACAAAAGGCCAACTGGCAGTGCGCAATTGTAGTTGAAGGTGTATTTGATGCACTCAGCATCAATGGCTTGGCAGTATTACATGCTGATGTCAATGATGCCCAGGCAAGATTAATTCGTAGTTTAGATCGCGAAATCATTGTAGTACCCGACCAAGACGAGCCCGGCATGCGCCTGGTAGATCGTGCAGTAGAGTTAGGATGGAGTGTGAGCATGCCCGAGTGGCCCGCGGATGTAAAAGATGTCAACGATGCTGTGATTCGTTGGGGTAAATTAGCAACAGTGATAACTATCATGCAGGCCCGAGAAACTAGTAAAATCAAAATAGAACTAAGGAAAAAACAACTTGTTAAAAGATTACGGACTTGAAGTCCAACGCTTATTCTTAGAAATGATGTTGCAAGACGCAGAGTCGTATGTGCGTGTACAGAACATTTACAATCCAGAAAACTTTGATAGAAGTTTAAGACCTGCGGCTGAGTTTATTGCCCGGCACAGTGACGATCACAAGACTTTACCCACAGTGGAACAGATTGCAGCCAGCACAGGTGTGCGACTGAATCATATTCCAGATCTCAACGATGGACACTTTGAATGGTTCATGGACGAGTTTGAAAGCTTTACTAGACGTCAAGAACTGGAACGTGCTATTTTAAAAAGTGCAGACTTGCTGGAAAAGGGCGAGTACGATCCTGTGGAAAAACTGATCAAAGATGCTGTACAGATTTCGCTGACCAAGGACATGGGCACAGACTACTGGTCTGATCCCAAAGCCCGTATCAACAAATACTTCAACTCAGGCGGACAGGTGTCAACCGGTTGGCCACAGATGGACAAGATCTTGTATGGTGGCTTTAGCCGCGGCGAGCTGAACATCTTTGCCGGCGGATCCGGCTCGGGTAAAAGTTTGGTCATGATGAACATAGCCTTGAGTTGGTTACAGGCCGGACTCAGTGGCGTGTATATCAGTTTAGAACTCAGTGAAGAACTGTGTGCATTAAGAACTGATGCCATGTTGGCCGGAATGAGCACCAAAGAGATCCGCAAGG